CTGTTCGGCACAGGCATCAAAATGCCTGTTGGGATCGCCACCCGTCTGGCCCAGGCGTCTGCTCCCAGCGACTACCCCGCAAACGCCCGACCCTGGATCAACCTGTCCCAGTCCAACGTGATCACCATTCCCACCGGATCTGCCACCGGCCTGACCCTGTTCCAGCAGATTATCCAGGCCGCCGGCGCAGCCAAGGGCCGCTATTCCCGGGGGGCCAAGTTCTGGGCGATGAATGAGGAGACCTATACTCGCATCCAGGTGGAAGCCACCAATGTCAACGCGGCTGGGGCCATTGTTTCGGTGCTGGATGGCACTATGCCGGTGGTGGGCGGCGATGTGGTTGTATTTTCCGATGACGTGATGCCGGACAATACAATCATCGGCGGCTACGGTGATCTTTATTTGCTGGCGGAGCGGGCCGGCACCTCTGTCGGGTACAGCGACATCCCCCTGTATATCCAGGATCAGACTGTGGTCAAGGGCACTGCCCGGTATGATGGTGTGCCTGTGATCGCGGAGGGCTTTGTGGCCATCGGGATCGGCAAGGCCCCTGTTACCTCGGCAAGCTTTGCTCCTGACACCGCAAACCCCGCTGTGGCCGCCCTGCGGGCGCTGGCCATCGGCGCCCTGCCTCTGACCCCCGCCTTTGACCCTAACGTCACCACCTACACCGCCAAGGCTACCAACGACAGTGACGTGATTAGCGCTGTCCCCGCCACTGGGGCCCTGGTTAACGTCCGGGCCAACGGCTCCAAAATCCAGAACGGTGGGGCAATCACCTGGATGGATGGGGAGAACCCTGTGAGCGTCACCGTGACCAACGGCACCCAGACCAAGCAGTATACTGTCACTGTGACCAAGTCCTGAGAGGAGGTCGCCCGGAATGGATGATCTGATCCTATTGGAACTGCTCAAGGCGGATCTCCAGCGGACGGGCGTGGAGTTGCCGGGAGATCGTCTGTATCTCCCGGCACTCCTGAATACGGCCCGGACCAGCCTGGCGCGTCAAGGTATCAAGCCTGATTGCTCCGCAGACTACATCCAGACAGTGGTAGGGACCGCCGCCTGGATCTACCGGAAGCGAATCACAGGAGAGGCGGAACCGGCCTATCTGCGCCGCCTGCGTCTGGACCTGCTACTGGCCCGGGGCCGGGAGGTGGGACCATGATCCTGGACTCTGGTGTGCTGTCCGTTTATCGGGTGGATTACCACGAAGGGAAGGGGCCTAAGCAGACAAAACCCACCCTGACGCTCCGGATGACTGTCCAGTACGGGGAGCGGGTTGTGGGTATCACCCGTTATTATGAGGCCGCTAAGGTTGGCCGCCAGATTGACCGGACAGTACGGATCTGGCGGCAGCATAGTATTACAATCCGGGATGTGTGCCAGCTGGATAGTCAGTGGTATCTCATCCGCAAGGTCACCCCAACCTCCGACGAGGACGGCCTGTTGGTGACTGACCTGGATCTAGAACAGTCAGATGACAATGTATGGGAGGGAGCGACTGGTGAAAATCAGAGTTGACGAGATCTCTAAAGAGATAACCGGCGCCCTGGAGGAGTACGGAGAAAAAATCGCACAGGGTGTGGAAAAGGCTGTGGACAATGCAGGAACAGAGGCTCTCAAAGTGGTCCGGGATAAGTCCCCCAAGCGCACAGGACGGTACCGTCGTGGATGGCGCAAAACTAAAAGCGGTGGCAATGTCGACCAAAATGTGCACAGTGTGCGTATTTACAACAAGACTGCGTATCAACTTACCCACCTCTTGGAGAACGGTCACCAAAAAGCTGCCGGAGGCCGCGTGGAGGGCACTCCTCACATCCGCCCGGCGGCGGAGGATGCCGAACGCCAGCTGGAGCGGGATGTAACCAGATTGATCCAGAGCACGGGGGTATAGAATATGACCTATGATGAGCTATACCAAATCTTGGAGCCCACAGGCATCCCATTTGAGATCCACCATTGGGAGCAGCCCCCCGCCCCGCCCTACGGAGTGTATTTTGACGACTACACGGATAATTTCGGCGCAGATGATAGGGTGTACTGCCAGATCACCCATTTCTGCGTGGAGCTCTACCAGCTCCGCCGTGACCGGGCCCTGGAGCAGAAAATAGAGGATGCTCTGGATGCCGCCGACCTCTTTTGGGACCGGGTAGTCGAGTATATCGACAGCGAACGCCTATATCAAACCAGATACGAGATCGAGGTGTAACCAATGACAAAGAACAAGGTAAAATTCGGTTTGAAAAATGTCCACTATGCTCTGCTGACCGTGTCCGAGGAGGGGGCGGTCAGCTTCGGCGCTCCGGTGCCCATCCCCGGTGCGGTGAGTATGTCTCTATCCCCCCAGGGCGAGACCGAGACGTTTTATGCAGATGACATCGCCTACTATGTCTCCACGGCCAACAACGGCTACCAGGGGGATCTGGAGATCGCTCTGCTCCCTGATTCTTTCCGCACAGATGTGCTGCGAGAGGTGGAGGACGAGACCGACCACGTCCTGGTGGAGAAATCCACTGCTGAGCCCCAGCCCTTCGCCCTGCTGTATCAGTTCACGGGGGATCAGCAGGCCAGCCTGCGAGTGCTGTATAACTGCGCCGCCGCCCGGCCCAGTGAGGCCAGCTCCACCATCAAAAATACTAAGACCCCCACCACGGATACCCTGTCCCTCACTGCCTCTCCCCTGGCCAACGGAAACATTAAAGCCAAGACCACAGCGGATACTCCGGATGAGATCAAAAAGAACTGGTTTAAGTCGGTCTGGCAGCCTGGTGCTGCCGCCGCTATGTGATCGGGGGCATACATGGAGACCAGTATTTTGATTGACGGCAAGCCTGTCAAATTTCGGGCGTCCGCCGCTATCCCACGACTGTACCGCATCAAGTTCCGTCGGGACATCATCCAAGATATGCAGGCAGTCAAGGAGGCGCTGGACGCCAAAGAACGGCAGGGAGATAATATCCCGCCTCAAGCTCTCCAGCTATTTGAGGATATGGCCTATATTATGGCCAAACATGGAGACAAGGACGCCGTTCCCGCCACCCCGGACGAGTGGTTAGAGGGCTTTGGAGCATTCTCTATTTATAAGATTTTCCCGGTTATTTGGGCTCTGTGGGAGGCCAATACGGAGGCCTTGGACATCGCTAAAAAAAAACTGGGGCAGTAGACCGGGAGATCACCACGCCGCTCCTCCTCCTCCGGGCGGTACAGCTGGGGATTTCGGTCCGTGACATGGACCTGCTGACTATCGGCATGATCAACGAGATGTACGCCGAGGCATCGAACGATACACTGGAGTACCCCACACTGGCCACCCAGGAGGACATGGACCGATTTTAGGAGGACTCTATGGCAAATAAAATCAAAGGCATCACCATTGAGATCGGCGGCGACACCACAAAGCTGGACAAAGCCCTGTCTGGGACCAACAAGCAGATCACCACTACCCAAAAAGAGTTGAAAGCGGTGGAAAAGGCGCTGAAAATGGACCCGGGTAACACCGAGCTGCTGGCCCAAAAGCAGCGCCTGCTGGCGGACTCCGCCTCCGCCACCAGCAAAAAGCTCCACACCCTCCAGGAGGCAGCCAAGAGCGCCGACAGCGCCCTGGCCCGGGGGCAGGACTACCAGGCCAAGTATGAGCCGCTGAGACAGCAGATCGATACGGTCTCGGCCTCCCTGAAGGGTCTGATGGACAACCAGCAGCAGATGGAGGCTGGGCTGGCCTCCGGGACAATCTCGGCCAAGTCCTACGAGGCTTTCCAGGCCAAAATCCAGGACACTACCCAAAAATTGGACGAGTTGAAAGCCGCTCAGCAGGCAGTGGAGCAGGAATTTTCCGGCGCCAAGCTGAATCAGAGTCAGTACGACGCCCTCCAGCGGGAACTTGTGGAGACGGAACAAGCTGCGGAGGATGCTGAGAAGGCCCTGAAGAATTTTGACACCGCCGGAGAAAAACTGAGTGCTGGGGCCGGTAAGATCGCTGATGGGGCCTCAAAGGTCAAGAATGCCACCAGCGGGCTTTCTACGGCTGCCGGCGGCGTTTTGACTGCTGCCGTGGCCACAGTCCCGGCCACGGAGGAACTGCGCAACGCTCTGGCCACCTTAGAGACCAATGCCCAGCGGGCTGGAGTTGGCTTGGGCAGTGCTCAGACTGCTCTGCGGGACTTTACGGTAGTATCCGACGAATTGGACAGCAGTTTGGAGGCTACATCCAATCTGCTTCAGGCCGGCTTTACGGAAAGCAATCTGCAAAAAGCTGTGGAAAACCTTTCTGGGGCCTACCTTCAATTCCCGGACACGATGAAAATTGAGAGCCTTGCAGACAGTCTGCAAGAGACCCTGGCCACCGGCGAGGCCACCGGGCAGTTCGGCGAGCTGCTGGATCGCTTGGGTATCGGCGCCGCCGATTTTTCTGTTCAGTTGGAAAAAATCACTACCGAGGCCGACCGGCAGAATTTTGCTCTGGATACACTGGCACACGCCGGTCTATCAGATACTTATAACGCCTGGCTGCAAAACAACCAGGCCATTGTGGACAGCCGCCAGGCGAGCTATGATTTTCAGCAATCGATGGCGGAGTTGGCTGCTACGATTCAGCCTTTTTTAACCGAGTTCGTAGAGCTTGGAACCGGCATCCTGGATTTTTTTAATTCCTTACCCAGCGGTGTCCAGGCGTCGATTGGAGTGATTCTGCTGCTGATAGCTGCCATCAGCCCCCTTGCCGGTCTTATTTCTTCCATCTCTACAGTAGTAGGTATGGCCGGACTCTCTATGTCATCTTGGCTGCCCATTATCTTGGCCGTGACCGCAGCGCTGGTTGCGCTGGCCTCAATCATCGCCCTGGTCACAGGGCGGCAGAAGGAGCTTGATACCAGCATGGCCGGCACATCCACAGACCGAGGCGGCGGGTTCTCCCGGGCGGTGCCAACGCTTGGAACAGAGGCTCTCCCCCATTTGGCCTCCGGCGGTGTGGTCCGTCGGAACAGTCCCACGCTGGCGGTGATTGGTGACAACCCTCAGGAGTCGGAGATCGTCGCCCCAGAGTCCACCATCAAAAATTGGACCATTGAGGGAATCCGCGAGAGCGGCCTGCTGCGCTCCGGAGGAGGGACCCAGCGCTCGGTTATGACGCTTGACGGACGGACCTTTGCTCGGCTGGAGACGCCATATATCCTGGAGGAGCTTTCCCGCCTTGGCATCAAAGTCACTCGCAACTGAGGAGGAGCAGCCGTGCCAAATTTCATGTATGTCGTTTTGGATGGAAGAGAGTATAAGGTCCGTGTTCGGGCAGATACACCATTGGTGGAGAGTTTTCATATCGATGATGGCGAAAATCAAATGATCCTGCTGGATGGCACGGAGAGCCGGGACGTGATTGGTACCTATTACGACCACACGCTGACAGTGGCGGCCGATCCAAGCGCCCCGGATGACTATGACGCCTTTTTCGAGGCCATCTCCGCCCCGGTAGACTCTCACACAATCGTCATGCCCCACGGGCAGACTGAGCTTACCTACCGGGCCAAGGTCACCAGTGGCAGTCATAGCTTGCGCGGAATGTTCGCCGGCCGGCGGCATTACTACGGGTTACAGGTCAATTTCCAAGCTATCGGCCCCCAAAGAGAACCAGATTGATCAATCATTAGGAGGACAGGACATGGCCAAGAACACGCTGAAATACCGGGACACGCTGTATGCAAAGCTGGGCTCGGGTAGCCTGCATCTGGCCATGTCCTTTTTGCCGGACTCTCTGGAGCCTAATACTCTGTCTGCTGAGGTGGAGACTGAGTCCCGGGCGCTGCTCGACTTTAATCTGGATGACCCGGTCACGGTCTATCACCGGGAGGAGCAGATGGGGATTTTTTATCTTCAGAGCGTCACACAGATTGCACCCAACAAATACGCTCTGTACGCCACCAGTGCGGTGGGCCTGCTGATCCGGCGGCGCCACCGTGGAGGACTCTACACTGGCCAGACTGTGGCCGAGGTACTACCGGAGATCTTTGGCCCAGTCCCATACAGCATCAAGAGCAACCTGGCTGGCATCAAGCTGTACGGCTGGCTCCCCTATGTAAAGCCGCCGGACGCCTCTGCCCGAGACAACCTGTGTAAGATCCTGTTTAATATCGGTGCCATCGTCAAGACTGACTTAGACGGTGTGATCCGCATTGAGCCCCTTTGGGATGGTATCGCCTCCAGCATTCCAAGGGGGCGGATGGGCTTGGCGGCATCGGCGGTCCGGGACGGCAAGGTGACCGCTGTATCGGTCACGGAGCACCAGTATGTGGCCGGCACGGATGAGGAGGATCTATTTGAGGGCACTACCCAAAGCGGTGATGAGATCTCTTTTGATGCACCGATGCACTCTCTAACGGCCACTGGCTTTTCGATTTTGGAGCATGGGGCCAACTACGCTGTCCTTTCCGCCGGCTCTGGGACGCTTACCGGCAAGAGCTACGTCCATAATACCCGTGTGGTTACCAAGATGGTTAACAACTCACAGATCGAGAACGTCCAAGACTACTCCGACCAAACTCTGGTCTCCTTGGTCAGTTCCGTGTCTGTTGCTGAGCGTCTGGCGGCCTATTACAAATGTTTTGAGTCCATCGACGCTCCAGTGGTCTATCGGGGCGAGGCTCCAGGGGACCGGATACTCACATATCATCCCTACGATATGGTCAGCGTTCCGGCCTGCCTGGAATCCACAGACATCAACCTGTCCAATGTTCTCAAAGCAGATGAGAAACTCTTGGTTGGGTATATCCCGCCTAAGGCGGCAGCTGGTTATTACGACGCATCCGAGATAATCACACAGGAAGGAGAATGGACGGTCCCGGATGGAGTGACGTCACTGCGAGTTGTAATCATTGGCGGCGGGCAGGGAGGCTGGTCAGGCCTGCCAGGCAGCACCACAAAGGATGCGACCATCGTAAATGAAACCACTGAGCTAACCGGAAGAACATCGTATGTTACAGGGTATCCATCTGTGGCCGGAGGCGCTGGCGGAAGCGGCGGCGAAGGTGGGGATGGCGGAAGGGTCTACATCATCTCCCTGGATGTCACGCCAGGGCAGACATTTCACATTTCCATAGGACAAGGTGGAACAGGTGGTGCTTCCGGCGAGGACAGCAGCCAAGGGAGTGATGGAACGGACACTACCTTCGGGGGCTATTCTTCTGCTTCCGGGGCCTCTACTCCGGGCGGTTATACAGATGAGACAACTGGTACTGTATACGGGGCTATGGGCCAATCCGGGATCTCGGGCGGAGCCGGAAACGGACGGGTCTATACGCCTGGCGAGGGGTGGGGCGATGTGCAAAACGGGCCGTCTGTGATATTCGGCGGAAAAACCTGGAACCCGGGTGAAAATAAGGACAAAGACAGCATTGCGGATGAGGCAGGCCGCTGGGACAGCGGAAAAGGACACTTTGAGGCTACAGCAGACGGCGGTTTTGGCGGCGGCGCGGCTGTCGGTGCAAACGGTAACCCAGGTTACGCAGCCTCTGATGGGCGTGTGTATGCAAGCAGCACCGGTGCAAGTGCAAGAGGTGCAAGAGGTGGGAAAGGTGCCGACGCATCTCCACCACCTGCGCAGACACAGATTGGGCACGGAGGCCTTGGCGGAAATGGCGGCGGCGGTGCTGGCTCCGGTGGCACATCCCTCATCGAGAACAGCGTGTCAACGAGCTTATCTGGAGGCAGCA